ACACCGCTGCCGTACGCCGAGCCCATTGGCTTTTGGCGCAAGCAAAGGTGCCAATACCACCTTCACCACCAAGATACCACCTTCACCACCACCACCACCACCACCACCACCCCCACCCCCACCACCACCACCTTCACAGGGGGCTTCACAACCTTCACAGGGTGCTTCCGTTTGCGCGCCTACTTGTTTAGGACAGACCTGCGATTATTGGGTTGAGACGAATCCCTCTACACCAGCTATATTTTCTGATCAAGACCCTTATACTTGCCCAGAACTCGAATCGGTACATGGGTGCGACTGCTCAGGTTGCCAGTGCCGCCGCTCACCTCACCCATCACAAATCAGAAGTGTTTTCTACAATACAAACGGTTTCCCCGCTGATGATTACAATTATGATTGTAGTAATGACGTAATTTATTGTGGTGAGAAGGCAGAATACATACAATGGGGGAGTGATAAGTTATGTTCTACAGACATAGATGAAATTAGTAAGAATACGATCTCAGACTACTCTAGGGATACCGACGTCTCGCAGATGGAAGAATGTCCTATTGGATACGAAGCAGCAACCGGTACTAGCAGTCCAAATGGTCTTATGACTGCGGGTACTTTCCCTTTCTCAGGATGGATAAGAAAATGTAACAGAAGAACCGGATGGGATTGTAATAATATTTGTGGTCCTGATGGATGTTGAGTTGGCATGGTCTCCGTGTTGGAGTTGTAATAGTAGATAATCAATAGCTAACACTCGTCTAATCATTTCTTTTAAGATTATGATATTTTAAATTTGGTGTTTATTTTTCTTTATTTAAATTAAAAATGTCTCAGAGTTGTGAAGAAATTTATCCTTTATATGATGAAAATTCTAAATGTGATGTTCAATTGTTAGCACAGTTGGTAAATACTGTATGTGAACCAAATATTTGTGGAAGATATTTAAATCCTACTGATTGTAATAATGTACCAGGTTGTTCTTTTGATGTCCAAAATGGTGGTAATTGTAAAAATGATGGCACGGTTGCTAGGACAGCTGATCCAGACGACTGTAGTTCTCGTTGTTGTAAAAATCTTTACATGGAGTACTTTAGAAAGTGTATTCTCGAAGATCCTAATTTCCAACCAAAGTATGCTAAAACATTCCTTCCAGCAGCTCAAAGTAGTTTTAATCAATTATACCAGACCTGTCAGAACCAGATTGATTTTGATGTAGGTGATATATTCGATCATGGTTCGCATTTGAATGAGGGAGAAGGTATGAGAACAGTAGAAAATAATTTTATAAATCGTACAGAGTATAATTATGATTGTAACGACCAAATAATTTACTGTGGAGAAGACTCTGATGCAAGAGGAGAACGTCTGAAATGTTCTAGTAACATACCTTTTGATGTTAATGATAATCTTAATTCAAATAATGAAATAAGATTACCAACTGCAGGCCGCAACGAGTATGGATTGGCATTGGAACAACTTGGACACTGTCCTGTAGGATATGAACCCAAAAGTGACGACCCAAATACTTTTGAAGGTATAGAAGGTGTAACTATTGCAGAATACACAGCGCCAGGGGGTGAAAGGGCCGCTTGGTACAGAAGATGTGCACGAAAACAAGGCTGGGATTGTAATAATCTTTATGGACCTGGTCATTAGACAGATAAACCAGTTTAAAGTTGTATCTCTTTTAATATGAGTACCCGGTTAGCTCAGTCGGTAGAGCGCCAGACTTTTAATCTGGTGGTCGTGGGTTCGAGCCCCACATTGGGTGTTTTCTATTCCAAGAATAGAAAACCTTGTTCAAATTAACAAATTATACATCTCGGACACACCGCTCCACCCTCTTGTCCCTTGGGTGATGGTGGTTGGGGTATCATCTTTCTCTGTTCATTACACAATGGACAAACATTTTTAGTTTCTAACCATTTAGTTAAACATTTCTTATGATATCTATGTCCACATTCCATTGTTATTGTTTTATGATCATATAATGGAATAAAACATATGGAACACTCTTCTTCACTTTCTATCATTTATTATATGGATAGAGATTAATTATGGCCAATATCCTTGCCCCAACCCACGATTCCACCACATAACCATTTGTAGCGCTCCTTCTGGCATTCCTTCTACCATATGTTCGGGAACAATGTATCTCATATTTGTTGTTAAATTACTAGCAATCATATTTCTATATCTAGAATGTTTACATAGTCTTTGGACAAATTTCTGATACATCCTTCTGGTGTGATAAAGGGCATCTTCCGACAATCCCCCCTCCCCTCGTAATTCTTCTAAAGAAGTCCCCAAAAAATTCGCGATACTATCTGCAAATAATGGTAAATCATCATGATCCCCCGGAAAATTCCATTGTGCCACAATTCCTCCATCTTGTGTGGTAACTAGGAAAAACATGTAATTACAAAATGCTTGCCATCTAGGCATGACTCTAACTGTTCTATTAATTCTAAATTCATTCATCGCATTCGTTCTGAATTGTCCGAGATTTTCTTGAATAAAGTTATTTATCAATTGTGTTGCAATTTCCCATCTAGAGGGTGACAATACAAATTCAAGTTCTGTTCCGAATCCATATCTATTTGCCCAGTTACTCAATGTACGTTGAGGATTTGAAATTTCTCTACCGTCGTAGATTAAAACACCATTCCTAACAACATAATCAGAAATATTAGAACTATTATTATCAACTATATTTTCCCGTAATTCATTAATACTCATACTTGAAGGATAACTATTCCTAGCTATTATTCTACCAGCCAAATCCCTAACAGTAATATTATATATTCTTTTATCACTAATGCTCGATAATTCAACACCACCGTCCGGATTAAACTCCGCAGCATTAGGATTTAGCCCTCGGCCAGAACTAGTTAAATATTGATCCATTCTCGATTGCTTACTATAAGTTTTACTCCGGGATGGACTCTTTATTCTACGACGAGTCTTCCTCACAACCCTACGTCGGGACGGTGTTTTTACTCTACGACGGGTCTTCCTAACGGATTTTCTAACACGGCTTTTCATTCGCTTTCGGGCCCGGGAACGTGATTCTAAACGTTTAGCTTTTATTGTTTTACCCACTCCAACTCCCTTTTGTAAACACATTGGTAAATTTCCCATTATACTATAACCTGAAGGTAATTTAGCACTTTTCCCACAATATATTTTACGTTTATCTAATGGTTCATACTTGTCTCTATATGATGACTCAATAGGTTGATTTATACCAACTCCAATACCTTTTCTAAAACAAGCATGTCTAGTGCCTTTCTTGCTTAAACTTAACCTATTATTACTACATGATATCTCGCTCATTTATTATTAAACTAATAAAATAATTACTTATAACAAAATATGCCACCTCGTACACAAAAGAAAAAAACGAAAGAGTGTTACAACGGTAGTACTTCTACTACAACCAACACCTCCCTAATTATTAATGTTGCTGTTTATCTTTTAGCCTTGGGTTTATTAATCTTTTACAAAAATAGCATGGATTACACATGTTTTGTAGTTATTGTTACCGTTAATTTAGCCGCTATATTTGGTCTTGTAAATATTCCCATGCCAATTATTATTGGTCTAACAATTCTATTATCTCTACTATGTAGAAGACAATAAGATTGTTATGATTTAACTCTGGGAGGTGGCGGTGGCGGTGGCGGTCTCTCTGGACCTGGTCTACCCTGCATTTTTCTACATTGCTCTCCTTGACAACAAAACATAAATGGAGTGATTGGGAGCATAATCCAAAAAGACGGGCTACAAAATACCATTTATCTTATTAAATATTAATTTAATAAGATATCTTTATATTATAAAAATGGGGCAAATTATTTCCACAATATTCTATTATCTTAATATTGATCTTGGTAGAGTTAATAATATGATTACGCAATCAGAATCAGAAATAGAAAAGATATATGATAGTAACTTAATTATAGACAGTACCGAATATGATTTTGTTGTACAAAAATTACGTGAATTTTTTCGTTCTAAGGGTTTCCTAGAGGCACATACTCAAAACAGATTGAGTATTATGGCTGCATGTGAAGATCCCTGGACAGTTACAAGCTTTAAGTACGATGGACAAGAATGGCCAATGCCCCAAACGGGACAAATGTGGTTAGAATATGAGTTGCTTAATCGTCCAGAAACTCCAGGTTTTTATTGCATTTCTACAAGTTATAGGGAGGAACCAGAACCTGTTTCTGGACGTCACGACCTAATTTTTCCACTATTCGAATTCGAAATGCACGGGGGAATGGAAGACCTAATTAAACTTGAGAAAGAATTGCTAGAAAGTTTGGGCTATGATAAAAAACAATTTATCAGTGGTAATTACCTAGACGTCGCCGAAAAATATGAAGTTGATGAATTGGAACATGAACATGAACAATTACTGTATGAAGAGAACAGTCCCACATATTTCTTATGTAATTTTCCTGAATCAACCAGTCCATTTTGGAACATGAAACGTGACACTAAGACTACCCTAGCCAACAAAGTAGACGTTATACTAAGCGGTCAAGAAACAATTGGTTCTGCAGAGCGTGAAACCAACACATACATCATGAAACAACGTTTCAAGAGTATTTCAGACGGAGAATACCGTAAACGTTTGTATGATTTGTACGGCAAGGAACGCACAGACTCAGAATTACACGAGTATTTCAATTTCAACTTCTTTCCACGCTCGGGGGGTGGTATTGGTGTTACCCGATTGATTAGAAGTATGAGAAAGGAGGGACTACTTCCAGAAACCGAAAAACCTGTCATTGTAGATTAATTCCAATTTAAAAATTTGTTATTATTATATTAATAATAACAACTGTTCCTGTAGCTCAGTGGTTAGAGCGTGGGTCTTATGAGCCCAAGGTCGTGGGTTCGAAACCCACCTGGAACATTCCTATAAAGGCCATACCATAAGGTATGGCGTTTTAATTTACTTCTTATCTAAAAACCATTTTGTTATAATAAATTTATGTCCATCCTCAACAGGACTACCCCTGTGTAAGGTGTCTTCGTCAGGTTTGGCATCCTTATCTAAACTACACCAGACAACTGCAGTACCCTTTTTCGGATAAATCTTTTGCCCCAAATTAACAAATTCAGTTGACCCCCCCTTTTTCACATTATTCAAATACACCATAAAAGTCCAAGTTCTTTGACCATCCTTCAGGAAATCATCATCTACCCCCTCGTGAAAGTAGTCCCAATGAGCTTTAAATTCATCACCCACTTCGTAATGCTGAACTTGACAAGTTTCTGAAGTGCTTCGTGGCAAATCCAACATCCTAGCTATCTTAGTTTCAACCTTATCTTGGATTCCGCTCCCATCAAAATGTCCAGTCTTACTAGTTCTAAAATATGGATCACTCTTATCCGGACGAGTTAACGTGGACGGCTCTAAACCATCTACGACGCTTGCTATTATAGTATCGCATTCTTTAGCCGATAAAAAATTATCTAGTATGTATATGGGAGTTCTATTATTACCTTTTATTTCCTTTGCAATTGCCCTCATTTTTGAATCTACTTTTTCTCTGTTTGGACCTATATAATTGGATTTAATTGTATATTTATCTATACAAGTTGTACATATTAAACTTATTATAGCCACAATAATTACAACCAAAAATATTTTAAACATAAGTTTCAACCATGATTTGTTTTTTATCATTTATTAATTTTAAAGATATTAAATTCTTCTAATAAAATGGAAGATATAGATATTAAAACAATCCTACCCCTTCTACAAGATTTTGGTATTTCCCCAGAACAACTTGGTCCCCAGAGAATGGGAAAACTAATGGAATTAGCCCAAAAAATTAAGGACCCATCCACTATTACCCCAGAAACATCAAACGATATTATGAAATCATTGGGTATAGATCTAAATGGCCCAAAAGAACAAAAAAAATCATCTAGAATAAATCGTAACGCCCCCTGTAGTTGTAATTCAGGTAAAAAATACAAAAAATGTTGTGGTATCTAATTTTAAAACTTAAGTTTTAAAATCAACTTATATTCAATAGATCAAGTTCTGACAACCTCACAAGCTTACTCTCATTGTTTGAATTAGTAACTTCAACCCAAAATTCACCATCCTTATGTTCTTGGAAAGCATCACTTGCAATATACCACATATTTTCAATATTATCATTGCTACGCTGTATTTTAAGATCTGTACCATATTTATTCTCTAATTCTTCTTTACCTTTGGTTGTAACTTTCAACCATTCCTTTACCACATCATGACATATATCATTTTTACAACACCTAAATCCTATATACTTGTTAACCTCAATAAAATATGTATTATAACTATCACCACAAACATCACAACCCTCATCTTGAAAAAAAGAAACTCGATGAGGATATACTACCGGAATAGAGGTATGCATTTAATAATTTCATTACTACTACTTTAGATCAGATTACCCTGCATCCGTACCACTTCCACCACTAGACCCAAATCCACATCCCCCCTCTATAGATCCACCATATTCTGCATTAGCATAAACCTCATCATTCTTCTCCAATTCAGCATGCAGTACACTAACCAAAATCTCCGTTTTCTCCTTTAATACTCCCTCCTTCATGGTCTTCAACTGTTTTTTAAGATCTTTCAACTTTTCATGTGCTTTATCCTGGTCCATACGGGCAATTTGCTTAGCTTCTATTGTTGCCTTCAATTTTAAACGCAAGTTCTCATTCGGCATTTCCTTATTATCAAGAATTCTTTTAAATTATATTCATATACAATTATACTTATCCCTATTATGTTCTACAGCTGCACGAGGAAAAAGAATCGGCCACTGTACTAAATATGCAATTAATAACATCAAAGTTATCAGTAATAATAATATTACAGCCTTGGGCCATCTATCATCTCTATTAATAAACAATGTAATACTAGGAATTGCAAACCATATACCTATCAACGACAAATATGATATCAACAACATCAAACTTTCAGATGTTCTATTGTATCTTTTCATTTTATTATAAATAATTATCTTATTTTCTTTATATAAATGGAACAATATCAATATAACTACTACCCAAACTTACCAAATCCAGAATACCAATCACTTCCCGTCAATGGATTTAGATCAGAATGGGACATTGAACTTAACAAAAGATTCGGTCTTTTCAACGAGGGAGATTATTTACCCGGATCTTTATCACCAACAGCACCCTGGGCTCCCATGTATAATATACAAGGACCCCAAGCAAATTTCTGGCCATCCCCCGCATCAACAACACCCCCACCAAGACCCGTATCAAGATCCACACCAAGACCTACCCCAATACCCACGCCAAGACCTACGCCAAGACCTACGCCAGGATCTATCTCTATTAATGGTAACGGAATGGCTTACAGAAGATATTAGTATTATTAAATAAACTTATTTAGAATACTATTAAATTAAAATAAATAAAATATTTTACTACAATAAAATGCAATATGGATATGAGACAGAAATTCAAACAGGGTCTGCATTTCCGGAATACCATGCATCCCCGTGGTCCGGTTTCAGAACTAAACACGATTTAGAACTTAATGCAAAATATAATCCCTGTGGCGAGCCTGATTATTTACCCGGAACTATAGCTCCAACAGCCCCTCAAAAACGAATGCAAGATATAATTGGTCCAGACCCTAACTTTTTCCCAGGAACCCGCCCTGGCCCCATGCCTAACCCCTCGCCTCGCCCCATGCCCCGCCCTGGCCCCATGCCTAACCCCTCGCCTCGCCCCATGCCCCGCCCTAGCCCCATGGTTCGCCCTGGCCCCATGCCCCGCCCTGGCCCCATGCCCCGCCCTGGTCCAATGCCCCGCCCCCGTTCTGGTCCCATGCCTCGTCCTGGTCCCATGGCGGGTCCTGGTCGTCGTCCCACTCCTTCTTCCCCAGGCGGAAGAAGAACCCCAGCCGCTTCTCCTCCACGTTCATCCCCGAGTGGTATGATGGGTAGACCAAAAATAATTACATGCCCAGGTGGTGTTAAAAGAACTTGCGCCTCGGGAACTAGAGATTGCATGGATAATTCACCGACGTATTGTAAATAAGCTATAAAATTATTTATAAATTCTTTATTACTATAAGTAATAAAGAATGAGTAACGTTATACAGTATTGTTTCGAAATTAACAACCCCAAAAATATAACATTTGATAAAAAAGAATTAACAAATTTTTTCCAAAAATTATATATTGGAAGAGAACCAAAATTCAACAACATAGACGAATTACCCTTCGTTGTTTCCATCATAACAGACGAAAATATCGTATGTATACGCATGTTAAGACGCGGCAAAGCCCTATTAGAACGCATGAATGATATACACGATTCTTTTTCACCTAGGGATCTAATATTCAAAAAATACAATATGTCATTTGGAAAACCATATTTACGAACCGCCCTAGTCGAACAAGTACCCTGGTGGGAAGGCCAAGAAATAGTCGTCGGAAAAAAGAAGGGGTCAAAATGGAACACCCTACAACACAATGGTCCTTATTTTACACACATTATGGAACCTTATGAATGCTTAGGCGGAATTATTACATATGAAGGAAAAGAATACCCCCTAGATTGCGCCCAAGAAGAACAAGTCGCCATGTTCTACGCTAGAAAACTGCTTAGCGATATAACCAGGGAACAAGAAGGTAAAAAATTCGAAGCTCATACAAAAGACCCCGTTTTTAACAACAACTTTTTCACAGACTTTAAAACATATTTAACCCCCAAACACAGAGCCATATTCAAAGACTTCAATAAAATAGAATGGGACGACTTAATAGCCCTAGTCGAGGCAACCAGCGCAGGCAACTTAACACAAAAAGAAAAAAATGCTAAAAAACAACTCAATGAACAAAAGAAAACAGATTACGGCTATGCATACATCAACGGCTCGAAAGAAGCCCTCAGAGGTTTCGCCACGGAACCAGCATCCATTTTTATGGGTAGGGGAAACCACCCACTCAGGGGTCGTATTAAGAAAAACATACAACCGGAAGATGTAATCGTTAATTATGGTGGACCCGGCACTAAACCACCACAACCACCCATTGGTCATAACTGGAAACAAGTAGTTAGTAACCCCGACGTACAATGGGTTGCTAGTTACAAAGATACCATCACCGGAGGCACTAAAAATATATACTTCGATGATTCTGGTCAATTCAAAGGCAAATCAGACTTGTTCAAATACGAAAAAGCTAGGAAATTAGAACAATATATAGAAAAGGTCAGAGATAGATATAGGGTTGATGCCATCTCCAGCAACCCCATCAAAAAACAACTTGGTACTGTTCTATGGCTAATCGACAACGAGGGAATAAGACCTGGAGGCGAACGTGACGAAGACGAAGCTGATACCCTCGGTGCAAGTACCCTTACAGTAGATACAGTGTCTTTCCCTGCAGAAAATGTAATTAAACTTAGTTTCCTCGGTAAGGACAGTATACCATATGAAAAAGAAATGCAAGTACCAGAATATATTTTCAAAAACATGCAAGATTTGGTTAGAAATAAATCGCCCGACAGCCAATTATTTGATAGAATAACCGCCCAAAGCATCAACGCATATCTAAAAGAAGACGATAAGGATTTCAGTTCTAAAGTTTTCCGCACACGTCTAGCATCAGAAATAATGTACAACGCCCTAGCAAATTTAGTAATAGACCCAGATGCCGACTCAAAACGTATTAAAGCCCTATTCAGCGAAGCCAACGCAGATATTGCTAAAATACTTAACCATAAAAAATTAACTGGCACAATTTCAAAAACACTCACTAAATTTAGGGATTCCCTAGTTGAACAACAAAAAGAACTCAAAAAACTACGCGCTGAAAAACCACGGAACCAAAAAGCCATTGATAGAACAACAGAAAAAATTAGGAAACTTCAAGACGGCATTACCGCCCAAGAAAACGTAGCCGAAGTATCCATCCAAACATCACTCAAAAACTACATCGATCCCAGAATCATCATTGCTTGGGCAAAAAATCAACCAGAATCTGACACAGAAAGTGACAAAGAAAGATGGCAACAGATATTAGCCAGTATATATACACCAATCCTCCTCAATAGCTTTAACTGGGCTGTACAAATGGCTGACGAAAATTGGGACTGGATTGCTAGCGATCTAATGATGAACCCAGAGCTAGATCCCACAGAAGTTAAGGGAATAGGCGTAGCCGAAAGCTCAGACAAACCTCGTCCGAAAGCACAACAACAATCTCGTCCAAAAGCACCAGCTCCCAGTGTCAGACCAACTTTTAAACCTGTCCCCAGACCTGATAAACCAGCACAAATTGAAAATATAGGAACTATCAGGGATTATAAAATTCTTTATGATGTATGCACATATCCCAAAAAAGTACACGAAATTGCACAAGTTAGTATACCAGCCCTGAAATGGATAGCACCTTTCGCCCAACATGCCGTTGACAACAAAATAAATCCTGAAATTAATAGAAAAATTGTTGCTTTCTATAAAGCAAGAACCAAACAACCATGAAAAAAACTAATAAGGGAACCATCTTCTGGATACTACTATTAGTTGTCATATTCCTAGAAATAGGAGCAGAATTCTTCGTTAAAAAATACACCCTAGAACCCAAAAAACTATTCATTATTATCAGTATGATACTATACGCGATCATACCCGTATTCTTAATTGGCTTATTCAAACGGGATAAAACTCTAACAGCTGCAAACACATTGTGGCAGATCTCTAACCTTGTTTTAGTCGCCGTCATTGGTGTAATGTTCTTTGGTGATAAATTATCTCGTACTCAATGGATAGGATTCGCCCTAGCCATTGTAGCTGCCGTATTACTAGTTATGTAATTATAATTTCCTTCTTAAAAAATTATAATATCTTCAATAAAAATATACATGCCTAGTAAAAATTATGATCGAGATCCTTATCCTGGTTTTCAAATTCAAGGGTTCAGATCTTTACTTAAAAACGCTAAAACAAGAAACCTTTTTTACTACAAATTTTTTGGTGATCAATTTTGGTCTCCTCCCCTTCCATTATCATCCTCAGAAACTGGTACTCAACCATCATCACTACCATGGAGTAATATTAAAATGGAAAACCCACAAAATAAGTATCTTAAAAAAATATATGACATAGCTGTTAATAAAAATAACAGTCTCTCTCCTCCTCGCTCTCCCCCAATGTCTATCAGTATTCCTTATTCCTATATTGTTTCTACAACACAACTTGGTGGTATTTCTCCTATAAGACAACCAAATCAAACTAATATTACAATGCCTGGAAGCTCCTCCGCAAATGCAAATAAAACATATTATATTAAATTAGATACTGAAAATCCAAGCGCACAAGAATTAGTAGTAGGTAACTTATTATTTACCAAACATCTTTATCCTGTTCCCAATAATAACAACCAATTATTGAATAACCAAATAGATACTTTAGCAGGCTTCTGGGGTCTTGGAGAATTTAAAAATTTTTTAAAGCCAACTATTGGAAATGCATTATTAAAATTATATGATAAAAACGAATTAAAAAATACTTTACAACAATTCACCGTTTTAGCAGATCCTAAGCAATGTAAGGAGTGTATTGGTGATAATACAATGTTAGGTCAGGGTCAAGACGATCCTAGCTGTTCTGATGATTCTACACCTACTGAACCAAATACAAATAAATACTGTCTATTATGTGGATTGCCATTGATCCAGCCAGATACGATCAATAATGTTAAAAAAGCAGTTGATAATTTGAGTTCTAACGAGTTAAAAACTCTCGGTAATGGCACCCCTACAAGTAAACAGAAAGCCACTGAAGACGATACAATTAAAAAAGCGCTAAGTACTATTGTAGAATCTTTCTATCCAGAATGTGAACATACTTGGCCTTATGTAAGTGGATGTTTATTTAACTTAGCTTTAACAAGTTCAGATAGTAATTGTAATGATAAAAAATATGAATATATGTATTCTCACAGGTATTGTAATGGTCAGAAATCAGAGGGATATATGGTAACTCCTCAGTTTACTAGTAACAAAGGGTTCAAATTAAAATATAATATCGCAGAATCTCAAATTGATGAGTTGTATGACAGTGCTAATAAAACACAAAAAGACCGCTTAACAATATTAAACCAATACAAAAATAATTTGGAATCCATAAAGACACCCAGTTCTAATGTTAATAATGCAAAAAAAGAGTTAAGTACTTTGATAGACCAATTAAAATCCCAGGGACTGCCCCTCATAGAGGCAAAAAAACAATTAAAAAACTGTCATCTGAAACCTACGATTAATAAAATTGAAACTGCCGCTGCCGCTGCCGCTACCAACAATCTTATAAATGACTTTCAAAAAATAATGGCTGATTTTTTCTATAAATTATTCTTTGTACAGACAATTAATTTTAACTTGAGAGATATATTCCCATTGGAAATTACTAATAGTAGTAATAAGCCAAAATTTTCACAAGGAGATAAAGTTTTATACGATGTGCAGAATAGTCCACCTAATCCCCTCACTGCAACTTTTGGGACGATTCACAGAAGTCTAACAGAAGGACCACCATATGTTTATGATATTTCTAACGACGTCAGCAGCATCGTAGCGAACGTTCCCGAGGTTAATATTGTGAAACAAGAAGAGATTTTACCCTCAAGTTATATTAATGATATGATTCCAATTTTTGAATATATACATAAGACACCACCAATTCCTAACTGCAATGTATCTGAAAAAATTGAAGAAGAACAACGAGGGAAAACTACAGGAGAAAACGATGAGGGGGTTACAACAGTTGGAGATATGATAGCTAACTTTCTAGATACATTTCCAGTAGTTCCAAAGGATACAAAAAGAAAAAATTATCCTATTATTAGTAAAGAGTTAATAAGAAAACTCACAGAAGGAAACCCCACTTTTGGTAATTTTGAGTACGAAAAGAATCAAAACAGTATGGAGCTTAGAAATTATCTTTCTAGATGTTTGGAAAATATGTTTTCAACATGTCAGGCAAACCCTGACAATATTTCAGCAGGAATAAGTATACCAAGTTCTTTACAAAGTATGGCTAACAGTAATATTATTAATGGTACTATAATTAATCCAGAACAATTAGCAAAATTTATTGCGTGTTTATATAGAAGAAGGACTTTTCCCTTTACTTGGAAGTCATGGGGTAATGTTAAATCGAAAAAATTAACATCTAAACTATCAACTATATGGGACGAGTTTATTAGTCCTATTTTAAGTAAAAGCGGTGTTCAATTATATACTACTGATAACTCTCCAAATGAAAATTCAAAAGTTGTGTGTGTTCAAATTGGAAATACCAAATATGATGTACAAGAAAAATTAGTTAAAGTATCAGATGAGGATGCTAAAAAAGCAAAAAACAATCAAATTAAATGGGTAATAGAAGATATAGTTGATGGTCCTATACTATATTATCAACCCCCTAATGAAGAGGGTAAAACTAATATTCTTTATAAAGTAAAGTATGTAGATGAAGACAACCAATTTTATCCTTACTTTGATTGGAAAACTATGCAAGAAATCCAGGGGCACGCTACTGGAAGTACTGCTATAACAGATATGGACGAGGATAAGGACGAGGACGAGGATGCCCCTACTCCTGCGCCTGCGCAAACAACAGCAACCCCTGCGACCTTTACAATTCCTCCTGCTCCTGCTCCTGCTCCTGCTCCTGCTCCTGCTCCTGCCCCTGCTCCTGCCCCTTCTAGTAATGACGAAGCATTGAAAAAGAATCTTCGTAGACGAATTAGAACGAATGTTGGTAAAAATGTTGATCAAACTACTCCAGACTCAAAAATAGAAGATATAACTAATAAAATTTATAATGAGATCATCAATAATCCAGAAGTAAATTTGGTAAATGTGCAAATACAATACATACAGAAGTTAATTTCAAAATATTCTAAATTTCCAGGTATTTCAAAAACATCAAGAATGAACATTGGAGAATTACCGGTATCGCTATCTAATCTATCTGTTGGCGACACAGTGAGATTAGGTAGCAATGCCGGTGAGTTCGCGAATAAGGAGGTCATTGTCGAAGAAATTAACCAAGAGGGAGATACTGTAGTAGTGACATTAAACGATGTAAAGTATCCCATCCCTATCAATGAACTCACTAAGGTATCAGGTGGTCCACAAATGTTGGATCAAGATTTGATCCAACAGCGACAAGAGATAATACGAAGATTGCGCAATATTGTTTATAACACAGGGAAAGACAAAACCGAAGACCCCAGCGCACAACAGGATGCGAAAAAGCAAAATAAAAACAATGCATGGGCAACCGACAAAACTTTAGAAATTCTTGCGAATTTTTTTGGTATGTGTGTTCTAGTTTACCAAGAAAGATATAGTGCTAATGTTACACAAGCAAGTCAGGTTCAAGGGCAAATAATGACATCGCCACCGTTCTGGTACCAAACAGGAAACTGTAGTAATAATCCATCAAATGTCATTTTCATACATGGAACTAACACTCATTTCCAAATTTTGATACCAAAAGAAGCGGGAGCTTTTAATTATGCTTTAGAAGCAAGTACTTTTGGACCCACTGAATACTCGTCGGACGCGACCACAGCACGACAAAAAGCGTTTAATAAATTTGAGCTTAAAGATGTACCTGGAGATGGCAATTGTGGATACTATGCTTTTGGATACCAATTAGATGAAATTTTACAGAAGCGCAACCCCCCCACCACATTATATAGTTTGTTAGAAACTATACCGAAAGCCGAGGGTAACGGTAACGAGACCATGGACGAGGACAGTGGTGACACCATGGACGAAGACATTGGCGAAGAGGACAGTGGTGACACCATGGACGAAGACAGTGGCGAGGAGAACAGTGGCAATGAGGATGGTCAAGAACCGTGTATTGACTCTGATAATGTTGTCAAAAATTTACTACAATGTTATTGGAACGATCCTCCACCATTTTCACTTGTAGCTAGGGCTAAAAACATCAATCTTACACCTGGAAAATTAGTAATAAAAGCGTCAAAGAAAGGTTTTTATACCCAAGACAATATTAATAAAGTTTTGTGTCTGGATGTATTATCTAATATAAAATTAATTAATTATATTTTATCAATGAGTCTACCGACTGCAAAGGGCGACAAGAACAAGATGCAGGTTGCGAGGACAAAGATAAATAACAAATTCGATCCAAAGGAGAATGATGTCTCCGAAAATATCAAAGTAGTACAAAAATTAATATGGGACAGTAAAATAAGTGAAACAAAAACAGCCGACCCACTAATATCCTCCACCTCCAGAAGTGATGTAGAAAAATTATTGTCTATGGATCAGAAAGTACTTGGGAGTAAATACTCTGATCGTCAGGGTAAAAAGCAACAATCTATGTTAGAAAGTCAAGATGAGGTTAATAGTTTACTCTTAGAATCGTATTGTAATTTTTTAGAATTCCAGAAAAATGCAGAAAACCGTAATGAGATGTTTAATTTGGGGACAAACTTTGCCCTGATAACGCCACCACCCGTATTGGGAAACTTTAAACAAGCTTATAATAAAATATATGAATCTATTCTAAATACCCCTGATGGTTTACCAAATCTGTTAGGAGAAGTATATCCATCAGGACAATACACAGAAATACCATATATTGGAGATACGTACGATCCTAACTGTTGTGATGAAAGGGATTTTACTACCGAATATTCAGAACATTGTCCCCCACCACCCAAAAGTTCTGGAGCAGCTCCTGTTAACGTGTGTGAGGATCCTAATGTCACCTTAAAACAAATTCCTACTACACATACCACTAATAATTTCGATAGTATTACTACTACACAATCTCTCCCAGCTTTTAAGGTATTAATGGAGTTGATTGTTGCATTTTATTATATTGGATCTCCAACATCCAATAGTTATTTGTTTAGTTTAGAACAAAATAAGCCTAAGACTTCTACAAGTGTTGTTCAAAAAACATTATCTAAGTTAGAACTTGGATATTTCCAATATCCATCAGCTCAACATATGATAAAAATGTTAGACGAAAAAGGGGTTAGTACCAGTTGGTCTAGTTTTCCAAAATATAGTAAAATGAAAAGGGATAGGGATGATGATCAGTCACCTTTAACCCCTATAGATGATGATCAGTCACCTATGGGTGATAATCAGTCATCTTCTGCTTCTGAACCTATGGATGATTTTGATGATTTTGATAAAAGTGAATTACCTAATCCTTCTAAAAAACGGCAAACTGATGAAATGTATGAAAGGAATGAAAGGAATAAGATCTACGAAGAAATTAAAAACTCTACGGAAAAATTATTGGAAAATCCTATGAAAGATGTACCATCTCTATTCATGGGAGGTGTTCTTATTTGGAATGGACTAAATACGTTAGCTAGTTTAGAAGGATTAGGTGGTCAGTTTCCACCAATAGAACAGGTCTCGGCAGGATATAAGTCGTTTTTAGCAAAAAATAGGATTAATAGTGAAGATTATGATATGTCTAGTGTTATTTCTACTCCTACTCCTATGACTGAATTTCCAGGTAAGAAGTCAGCTCTCACATCAATTAAACCTAATAACCAACAGTCAGATATGTTTAATAAAATCAATCAAGTTAACGACAAGGCGTCTAGAGAAGTTCGTAGACGTCAGAATAGGGACCTACTTTTGCGATTATGTAGAAAAGAAATAGAACGAGAAGATTTAGAGAAAGAACAACAAAAAAGACATGCCGCAGGTGAAAAATTAACAGAGGGAGAACAACCGGTTAAAAGTTTACAAAGTTTTAATACTTATTTTGATAATAAATTTGGAGATAAATTTGAACTTCCTGGTTTGGGTGATGATTTTGATAAACAATTGAATGAAAGTATGAAAGGTCTAGATGCTATGAATTTAGAACCATTTAAGAATATGGATAGGGATAATTATAATAATTGGAACAAAATTTCAGTCAATAGGGGGGGATGGCAAGGTGACAATGTTAGTGGAGTTACTGCTGAAAATAGTTCATCATTAAGTACAAAGGTGAATGGTCAGGTTTCAGAAGGGGGTGATCAACAGGGTGATCAAAAAGAGGGTGATCAACAGGGTGATCAACAACAGGATGATGAAGAACAAGGTGATCAAAACGAATCACAAATGAAGGTATCATCTATGGGTAATAATACTTATTACGTTGAATTAATTTGATTCTATTTTATATGAAATCATATAAAATTAGACTTCGTTATCCGAGAATACTTTTAGATTTCTTCCCGAGGGATCCCCATTGTGCTGTACCCACTTAGGGAGCCAATAATCGATTTTTGGTTGATAATTTGGGAATATTTCGTCGAATATTGTTTTGTAGTAATAAGCTTCTTTGCTAGGGAAACTAGAATTATAATTTTCAAATTGTCGATCAGTTATTTTCATATCAACAAAATCTTGTATTTGTTCGTACCAGCGTTTTCCAGTATTTCCGGATACGCCATCGGACAATCCGTCTTTTCGTCTCCATAATACTTGTTCTGGTAAGTAATCAGATGCAAATGAAGACCTTAGAATATGTTTTTCTATTCCATTTTTTGGTTGTATGTATTCGGCGGGTAAACCGAGGGAAATATTGACCATATTTTTATCGAGGAAAGGTACTCGTAGTTCTAGTCCATGGGAAGAAACACACCTGTCTGCTCTAAGAACATCGTATAAATGTAGATTTTTAATAAGTCTTTCACTTTCTTGGGCCGCTAGATCTGCTAAAGGAGCGTAATGAAAATACAAGTATCCGCAGAATAATTCGTCGGCACCCTCCCCTGAGTATAAAACGATATCATTTGTATTTTCTTTGATATATTTACATAATAGCCACATTCCTACACTTGCTCTGATAGTTGTAATGTCATATGATTCTAGATCTTTAATGACTTCTGGAATAGCTTGAATACCTTCTTGAGGAGTAAATATAACTTCGGTGTGTTTAGTACCTAGATATTCGGCTACAATTTTGGCATGTTTGAGATCCTGTGATCCATTCATTCCAATTGAGTAGGTACGTACATTTTGCGGGCCTAGTTGTTTGCATAATATGCTAGCTATTAAAGAACTGTCCAACCCACCCGAAAGAAGACATCCAATGGGTCGTTCTGCCC